GACCGAGAAATTAATAGATAACAAAGAATTAAGACGGTCTATGGGAGAGAAAGCAAGGAAATATGTGATTAATAGTTACGATATTAGAAAACATTATAAAGAATGGGCTGATGCCTATTCATCAATTAAATAAAATTATGTTAAAAACAATACAAGATAACATTTTAAAAGATTTATTAGAACAAAAATCAGGATTAGTCACTAAAGGTAGAGATAAATCAATTGAGATTGAAGAAAAATGCGAACCAATACTTGTTAGATGGTTTTCTGAATACAAAATAGTCCCAGACGGTGTTAGTGATGAAACTTATGGCGACGGAACTAAGTTCTATGCCAATTTTAAGGGGAGTTTTCTTAATTTAAGAACTGCTTTTTCTAAATACTCCTTATTTGAAGAACTTATATCTAAAGAATTAGAAGATGACCTAAACGAAAACAAAGCAAATGAATTACAACTTGCTAAACTTAATGAAAAAATTAATGATAGATTAACTGAATTACTACCTACTTTAGAATTGGGAGAATTTGAACAAGTAAATACCATTACCCTAAGAGGAATTGATATTGATATTGATATTCTTGATATGGTTGAAAACTATAAGTTAGTTTATAGAACACAGAAGGCAGAAGCTATGGCGAAGTTAACTCCTATCGTTCAACAAGAAGCCACACAAGACTCACCAGCGAACGATAGTCCTAAAGTTGAATAAATACACAGATGATGTTTCAAGACAGTAATTTATCCCATAAATACTTAGACGGACTTAAGGGTGTAGAAATTGGTGGGAGTGCTCACAATCCATTTCACTTAAACACTCTTAATGTTGATTACACCGATGATATGGACACTGTCTTTAAACAAGCAGAAGAAAAACTATGTGGTGAAAAAATGCCCGTTGATGTAGTAGCTAATGGCGATAATTTACCATTTAAAGACGGAGAATACGACTTTGTCATTAGCTCCCACGTGATTGAACATTTCTTTGACCCAATTAAGGCATTAAAAGAATGGTATCGGGTAATTAAGAAAGGTGGTTATATATTTATAATAGCTCCTATTACTGCTTACGTTCCGAATGAAACCAGACCAACTACTACTTTAGACGAATTAATTAAAAGGAATACAGGAGAGATTAAAGAAGAAGCTATTTTAAAGAAAGTAGTAACTGAAAATAATCAATTAGGCTCGGCGATAGTAGAAGGTATTTTATACGACTCACAGCACGGACACTGGACAGTATTTGATACAAATCTATTCAAAGAAATTTGTGATTATCTAAAATTTAATATCATAGAAATACAAGAGGTCGATGATAAGGTCGGTAATGGGCTTACAACTCTTATACAAAAATAATTAAACAAATATGATTTATTCAGGTAGTTCTGGTGATTCCTTAATTGAGGACATTACCTTTAGAACAAACGCAGACTTAACAGAATTTACACTCGCCGATAGAACTCGTTATATTAACGAGGCGTATTCTATTGTGGCTTTTACTATAATGAAAGCTGACGGGCGTATGACTTGGGATGACCCTAATCACCCAGACCAACCTATTTCAACTTTTGATTTAGTTGCTAATCAAACTGATTACAATATCTTCTCATCTACTCCAACTGCTATACAAGACTGGTTAGCTATTCAAAGAGTTGATATTATGAACGCTGGCGGAGTTGGGACACAACTTATTCCTTTAGACCAAAACGACTATAAAGGAACTGCCCAAAGTGAAATGAATAAAGCGGCGGGAATACCGTATGCGTTTGATATGGTCGGTTCAGTAATGCGTTTATATCCTGCTTCTAATTATAATTACTCTGGAGGAGTTACGATTTGGTTTGATAGAGCACCTTCTTATTTTACTGTATCAGATACGACTAAACGACCAGGTTTTGATACTCGTTTTCATCAATATCTTTCTATTTATGCCGCTAATCAATGGAATGGGACTAAAAAACGTGATTGGTCTTTAGAGGGAAAACTTAAAGAGTTAGAACAACAGATAGGAATTACTTATGCGGTAGAAAGAGATAAAGCAGAACAACCAATTATAAAAAGAGAATATAAAAAGTTTAAATAAATATGGTAACCTTTACTAACAGAACAAAACCAGCATTATCTGCTATGAATAACGGAGTTGCCTACTTGTTAAAGGAAGATACTTTTTATTTGCTTTTAGAAAATGGTGGAAAGATTATATTAGATCAAAGCCCAAGAGCAAAGAATTTAACAACTTTAGTAAATAGAACAAAATAATATGGCACTTTTAGATGAAAAAATTTCACAATTAGAAACCCTTGCTTCTCCAGAAGATACCGACCTTGTAGTTGTAGTAGATGTTAGTGATACTTCAATGTCAGCATCTGGCACAACCAAGAAGTCTTTTAAATCAGCATTAAAAGGTGATAAAGGAAACGACGCTACTGTTAATGCTGGAACAACTACAACTGGACTTCCTGGAACAAATGCTAGTGTTGTTAATTCAGGCTCTACAAGTGCTGCTGTCTTTGATTTTACTATTCCTCGTGGAGATAATGGTTATGTATATGTCGCTTACGCTTCTGATTCTTCAGGAACTGGATTTACTTTAACCTTTAACTCTGCTTTAGATTACATAGCAATTAAAAATACAACTACTGCTATCGCTAGTCCTGCCGCTTCTGACTTTACTGGATTATGGAAGAACTATAAAGGAGCAACGGGTACTACTGGAGCTACTGGGTCAACAGGTGCTACTGGGTCAACAGGTGCTACTGGAAGTGCTGGAACTAACGGAACTAACGGTACCAATGGTAGAGGAATTACAAGTATAACCTTATTTTCAACAGTTGGAAAAGTTAAAACTTATAGAATATTATTTACAGATGCTACTACTTTCGATTATGTTGTAACTGACGGTGCTGACGGAACAGGTAGTGGTGATGTAGCAGGTCCAGCCTCTTCCACAGACCTCGGTGTAGCTCTCTTTGACGGTATAACAGGTAAACTAATCAAGAACTCAAGTAGCTTTGTGCAGTTAGCTAATGGCAGCGTCGGTATTAGAACGACTAATCCGAATGAAGCTTTAGAAGTAGTAGGTAATATCCGTAACTCCGCATTAACTGCTTCCAAAGTAGTATTCTCTAATGCTTCTAAAAATCTAACCTCAACAGGAATAGGCACATCATCACAATTTATAAAAGGTGATGGTACTTTGGATAGTACTTCTTATGAAAATAAAATTATTACTTCTACTACTATCTATATTGACGGAAATCGTGTTGATTCTTACACCGCAGACGGAACAATAAACAGACCATACAAAACTATAAGTGCGGCGGTGACTGCCCTATCTGCGGTTACAACCGCAACTGCTATTCATATCGCACCAGCAACTTATACAGAAACTGCTGATGTTACTTTGCCAAATGCTCCATTAGTTATTTACGGTAATGGTTCAACAATTAATAACTCTGGCCATACAATTACTTTCCCTAATCCAAACTCTGCTCGTTATAATCTGTTTACTAATGCCAACGTTGTTTATAATAACTTCTCGGCAGGAGCAAGAAATATGGTATATGGTGGCAGTATTACAGGAAATATTACAGCTAACGCTTATGTTGAAGTTATCCAATGCCAATTAAATGGCGGATTAGTTACTGTTGGAGCGACTGGTCAATTAGTATTATCAATTTGTTCCCCGACTTCTCGTTTTACTTCCGCGGGCGTCCTAATGTTTAATGGAGTAAATATGAATACTGGATATGCCGGTTATCTCGTTACTTCGACCGCTGGTATATTTACTTCCACAACCTCAATAGTTGTTAATACAAACACAGGAACATCGGCTGGTGCCGTATCTTGCGATAATGGCGCCCCTATTACGGCCCCGAATATGGTTGTTAATTCCTCTTTTGTAACATCTGGAGGAAGTGCCACTGCTTGGGGATTATATGCTGGTTCGGCTTATACGATGTATGGCAAGAACAATGTCCTTGCTAATCCGTCTATCTATTCTCTTTATGGCACTCATTTAATTCCTGTTAGTTCTGATATTATTGGAGGGGCTACGGTTATGGGTCTTGGTTCTGACGCTACTGGTGATATATATTACAGAGCAGCTACTACTGGAATTTTAACAAGACTTGGTATTGGAAGTGCTGGACAAGTTCTTTCTGTTTTTAGTGGTTTACCCAGTTGGCAAACACCAAGTGCCGGTGGTGCTTCATTATGGACTGCTGTTACTGGAACAAGAGCTTCTAATACAACAATCACAGTTGCCACAGATAAAACAGCAATCTTTAAGAAAGGAATGATTGTTTGTTGGCAAGAAAGTGGCGTTGATAAAGTTGGTATGGTTTCAATTCCGTCAACTTATTCTTCACCAAATACTACAATTACAATAATCGGAGATGTTTGTGCTTCTATCGATACTGGAACATTTAAATATTCTTCTCTTATTGGAGCAGAACAATTTATAACCAAGTTTGCTTATGCTGGGAATGTCGGAGCTACCGCAACGGATGTAATGAATGCTTACTATGCTACCGAGCCAATGAAAGTAATCGGTGTTGATTTACAAGCTGGCACAGCGGGAACTACTAACAATACTACTGTTGATTTAAACAAGAACGGGACAACAATGTTCACAACTAAACCGACACTAGCAACTACGGTAGCTAGTTCACCAACACCTTTCACAGCAGATACAACTTCTTCCTTAGCGTTGGGAGATAAAGTAACGATTGATATTGACGCTATTCAAACAACTGCGGCGGTTGATTTATATGTTCAACTTTATTTATTCCCTACTAGATTTTTAACCTTAAGTTAGTATGTTAGGACAATATCTCGGAGCAGGCTCCGCAACAACTAAATTGCTTTTACATTTAAACGGAAACTCCACTGATAGTTCTGGTAATGGAAACAACGGAACAGATACAAATATCACTTACTCTCAAGCTAATGGAAGATTTGGAATGGGGGCAGGGTTTAATGGAAGTAGTAGTTATATAAATGTTTCTACAAATCTTTATGCTTTAACTGACTTTACTATTTCTGCTTGGATAAAAACAACGGATACTGGAAATAAAGAGATTTATGAACAAAAAAATACTGCCGACAATGCTGATTTAGATTTTTCTATAAATTTAGGAAAATTAAATTTATCTAATTATAATGGTTCTACCTCACCAACAGTTACGTCTAATGCTTCTATAAATGATGGAAATTGGCATCACGTTGTTGGGACAAGGTCTGGTTCAACTATTAAAGTTTATATAGACGGTCGTTATGATAATCAAAATACTTCTGGAAATACCGTTACAGTGGGAATAAATACTGGACAGGTTGGCAGGCATCCATCTGGAGGAACAACTTATTTAAATGGCTCAATAGACGAAGTTATCGTAGAAAACATCGCCTGGACTCCTCAACAAGTAGCTAAGTATTATTCATACGCAAAAGGTAGGTTTGGAATAATTTAATTAATAATAAAATATATGAACAAACTAAAAACAATCTTAAAATCAAGAACATTTTGGACATTAGTCGCAATTGTTCTTTTAAACACAACTCAATATTACTTTAATTATCTTCCAAGTGGTGCTACGGATTTAATTAATACTGTTTTATCATCTATTGCTGTTTATTTTCACATTAACCCAAAACAAAATTTTATTACTCAAGTTGAAACAGTTATTAATGATTTAACCACAACCGATACTGATACAAATAAAGTAGAATAATATGCCGAGCGACCAAGAAAGAATAGCCACTTTAGAAGCTAACAATAAATCAATGAGTGATAAAATTGACGACATTAAAAAAGCAGTTGATGAGGGTTTTAAGGACATAAAAGAAGAATTTAAATGTTTCAGAGAAGAAGCCGATAAAAAATATGCCTCAAAACTAACAGAAACAATTGTCTATGCCCTTGTTGGTATTATCTTAGTCGCTGTTATTGGAGAGGTTATTACTTTAGTTTTAAAATAATATGGAGATAAAAAATAGAAGGGCAGTCATCATACTTTTAATGGTCATATTATCTATCCTTATTATGAATATATTTATGCTATTTGAAATAAGGTCAAGACAAATAAAGACAACAGCTAAAATAGATTTTATTAATAATTATTGTTTAGAATAATATGGGAAAAATAAAGAAAGGAATTTACGTCATTAATAAAGCAAACAACGAAAAAAGACGAATAGAAATAAAAATAGGTAAACCAAATAGAAATAAAAATACATAGTTCTTTTAGATAGTAAGGGGGTAGCTCGATTAAAAAAGCAATAGGCATTGTGCCTGAGTCGTAGCCTACCCCCACTATTACTTATTAATTAGCTATTTAATATATGGAAAAATTATCTCACGAAGAATTAGCTAAACTTAGGCAAGAAACACAAATATTTAGTAGGGTTTGTGGGTGGCTAGTTCCCCGTCATTGTATGAATAAAGGGAAACAGGCAGAGAGAAAAGATTTAAAGCCATATAAAATAAAGTTAAAAGATATATGCGAAGAATAACTAAAGCGTATTGGGTAGCAAGAGATATATTTTGGATTATATGGAATGCCCTTGCTTTACTAGGTTTAACCACATTAGGGTTTATTGTTTGGGCATTAATTAATTATCAATTTATATTCTAAAAAAATGAACGGTATAAATAAAATTCAATACATAAGTCAGCAAGACCCTAAATGGAGAGATATAAAAATGTCTGGTAGCCAATTAACTATTGGTGATTATGGTTGTGCTATAACTTGTGTATCAATGCTTACAGATTATTATGGTTGTAAGCAAACACCTGACCAAATAGGAACTAATCCTAAATTTGTTGTTAATGGAAATATGAACTGGATTGGTTTAGACTTTCCAACTTTTTCTTTCCGATATGCTGACGGTAATCAATTTAATACTAATAAGTCTGTTATTGATAACGCTTTACTTAAATCTTACTTATCAGATATTTATAATGGCGACCGTTCGGCGATTATTCAAATAACAGTAACTCCTCCTAAAGGTGGTAAGAGTTATACTCATTTCTTAGTCGGTCTTTGGACACTTCCTGATGATATTATGGTAATTGACCCCTGGGACGGAAAATCAAAACCACTTTTCGCTTCATATCCTTATTCCAAAATAACAGAAGTATGTTATTTTACTCGTTGGGATAAAAGTAAAAAAGGTGGTAAACAAGCTTGGCAGGGACAATTAAAGCCAGAAGCACCATTTTATAGATAGAGTCGTGCTATAACGCTTAACCACAAGCCACACAATGACGATAGAAGAACTATAATGTTGAAAAGGTATAAATAGTCAAATCAATAAATAATTTTAACACAGGGCGTTGTATGCCCTTAAAAATATGGCAACATCTAAGCCAAAACCACTCTCAATAGCAAACTTCCAAACAGGTATTTCAGACAACGCCTTGACTGATTTTTATGATATGAGAGGAATTAATAATTTCTCATCTCCTGGTGTTGCTGGTTTGAACTGGAAACTTAATAGAAGTTCTAAAATGTCTTTGACTTTTTCGGCTCACGGTGGGATAGGAAATTCTTATTTTGATATTGTAAGCGGAGTTGGAGAAACAGACGGTTTGACAATAGATGGTTGTGCTTGTATGATAGATACACAAGTTCCAGCAGGAAGCGGAACATTTAATACTGGGACTATTTATTACATTAAAAAGGTAAACGCTACAACCATAAGACTTTATCCTACTTTAGTTGCTTGGTTAGCTGATACAGGACAAGCAACAATCACCACCACAACGACAACAAATATAACCATAATCAGACCGACAACTATTAGTCAATTTGCTACAGACGGAACAAATACTCTTGGTTTAGATGTCAATGGTAGAGTTTGGGCAAATATTGGTTCTGCTACTAATCCTTGGTATTTAATAGACGGAAATACAAGCGGTTCTTCTGCGGCAAACGGGGTTGCTTATTGGAATGGTTATTGGTTCATATTAAAGGGAACTAATTTAGATTTATTAAAAATAACTAATTTTTCAGCTTTTACTTGGACTTGGTATCTTAATTGGACACCAACAAACTGGATTGCTTTAAAAAATTACACTCATAAAACATTGGTCGGACAAGACGGAGTTCTTTATTTCTGTAATGGACAATATGTTGGTGCTTTAAGACAAAAAGTTGGACAAGTTTTTAATCATACATCTGATTCTACTTACACAATAGATACTCAAGCACTTTTTATCACCCCACTAACTACTTGTTTAGAAGAAATAGGAACGTATCTTTTAGTTGGAACTGATAGTGATAGAATTTATAATTGGGATAGAATAGAACTTTACGCTGATTCTTCTGTTAAATGCGATGAAAAATATACAACCGCAATGGTTAATATGGGTTCTTATGTCTATTGCTTTTCCGGCTTTACTGGGAACATCTACAAAACAGACGGAACTTCTATTGTTTTAGAAAAGCATATACCAGAACATCTTACGAATGCCTATTATGACTATGCTACTTTATCGGTAATTTATTCTTCTGCTAAAAAATTAAATAATCGTATCTTATTCACTGTTTCTTACTCTGACGGAAGTAATGAAGATGGTGGAGTTTTTTCCTATAAACCATCTACTGGTAGTTTGATAGTGGAAAATATTATCGCAAATATCAAAAAGAATCCTGGGAGCATATTTACTTTCGGAGATATCCAAGTAGTTGATAATAAACAATATTGTGTTAGTTATCGCTACTCTCTACCAACAACTGGCTCTGATTATTCAATAGATACAAATTTCTTTAATAATGTTTGGCAGGTATTAAATGCTACCGATTATTTAGGCGGTTCTATCGCTTCCTTAACGACTGCTTTTTATAAACTAGGAACAAAATATAATTTAAGAACTTTAGATGATTTTGACATAGAACTTTTAGAAAAATTACCAGATAGTTGTGGTCTTAAACTTTACTATCGTTTAAATGATAATGATCCATTTACTTTAATAGGAGATTTTAGCTCTACTAATTCAACGGGGACTTTGGTTGGACAGAAATCATATTGTTTTACTAAAAGTTTACAAGTTGAAAGTATCCAATTTAAAGTAGAAATGTGGGGATATTTGAATACTTATCCTAAATTAAAAAACATAACAGCTTATTATATAGAATAAAATGAACGATTTACAAGAACAAGTCAATGGATTATCTGAAAAGATTGGAACATTACCTGATAATTTCCATACTCATAATGGTATAAACTCCAAAAAGGTAGCAGTTAAAGATGTTATTAAGTCTTTTATTTTCACAACCACACAACTTAATAACTATTTAGCAAGCAACACTACTAATGGAGATGAGTTTAATTATTACAATTCTGATATTTCTGAATATGGAAAGTATTTCAGATTAAATAAGATATGGACTAAAGTTGGTGTTCCTGATTTAAGCGGATATGTTCCAACCTCGAGAACAGTTAATGGACACGCTTTATCTTCTAACATATCTCTAACAACGGATGATATTTCTGGCCTCGGTTCTGTTGCTTCTGATAATTTAAAAGATGACCTTTCAACAGAACGCAGTAATACATTGTATTATTCTTATACATCTAAACAAGTAAGAATAAATAGAGCAGGAACTGTTAGGGTATCATTCGCAATCCATTCTAATACTAATTATTCAGCTTGGTCTTGCCACTTAAGATTAAATGGTAATACTATTCAGACGATACAAAATACCGCTACGCCTTATGTTTATACGACTTATACTTATGATGTTTCAGTTGGAATTAGCGACACAATAGATGTTACTACTGATGCTTATACTGGTAATTGCACCTTTTACATAAAGGACTTTAAAGTATTTTATGATTATACTACTTTAACTGATAACATTTTAATAAACTAATAAAAATATGGCGAACGCAACTCTAATAAATAAACAAGGTAATAAGCAAGCACCAACTTCTAATGTTCCAGTTACTTCAAATAATCCAGATGCTCCTAAAATGGTTACTGGTTATGATGCTAGCGGAAAAGCAGTTCAAGTTCCTAAGGGTGCTTATGTCCCTGGCGTTTCCTTGACTCCCAAGAAATTAACTCCTGATAGTTTTGATGTGACTAAAGATGTTAAGTATCAAGAACTTCTAAAAAAGAATGAGGAATTATTAAAATCACAGCAACCGTCAGAACAAGTTACTGCCGCCGAAACAGCCGCAACTAATGACGCTTATTCTAAATCTCTTAATGACCTTAAAACACAAATACAGGGAACTTTAACTGAAACATTTACTCCAGAACAACAAAGACAAAATCAATCAGACCTGTTAAATACTCAAGAAACTGCTGCTAAGTTGAAAGCCAATACCCAGGAACAAGTTGACTTATTAGGAACTCAACCGATTGAAGGTGGTTTTATTACTCGCCAACAAGCAAAAGTCCAATCTCAATACGAAAAACAAGCAGGTCTTTTAAGTGCTGAAGAAACTAAACTTGTAAATGAAGTTAATCTTTCTAATACAGAAAAACAGAACCTAATTAATGGTTCAACTACTATTGCTAATTTACAAGACAAGATACAGACTCATATTGATTCAGCTAAGGCTGATATATTAGCTCAAGCTAAACAACTTACTGCCGACCAACAAGCTAAACTCGCTACTGCCCTAGATGCTTATAAAGGAATTGATGTTGATAAATTAACCGCCGAACAAACCGCTACTTTCTCAAAGATTATTACAGACGCTGGTCTTGACCCCCAGTTAGTATTCCAAGGTATTAAAGCTGTTAACCAACAACAGGCCTTGGATAATAGTATTAAGCAAGCTGGAGTAGATACTGGGAATTGGGCTGTAGATGCTACAACTGGAAAACTTTATAATAAAAAAACGGGAGAATTTAAAGATGGGACAACTGTTTCTGATGTTAATATTGGAACAGTCACAATACCAACAACATCAAGAATAGCATCTACTAATAATAATCCTGGTAATCTTATTTATGTTGGACAAGACGGAGCGGAGCAAGGAGAAGCTAAACTAGATACTAACGGTAATCCAACGGGTGCTTATTGGGCTAAATTCTCAACCCCAGAAGCTGGCTTCCAAGCACTTGTCAACGATATAACCGGTAAAATGACAGGAAATACCACTACGGGTTTAACTGGCGATAGTTCACTCCAGGACTTAGTTAGTATTTATGCTCCAGCTGGAGATAATAACAACCCAGTTGGTTATGCCGCTACACTCGCTAAAAATTTAGGAGTATCTACTGATACAAAGTTAAATGATTTATTACCAAGAGTTAATGATGTTTCTAAATTTATCGCCAATATAGAAAGTGGTGCTAAAATAGCAGACCAAAGTCCTAAACAATTACAAGATTCAGAAACATTAAATAATTTAGATGTTTCTGATAAAGCTACTTGGTTGAATGCTTCGTCTGACGACAAAAATATAGCGAGAGGATTGGCTAATTACACACTTGATATAACAAAAGTATCTTCTTTGAGAGGTAATAAAAGAACACAATTAGCTAATTTAGCTATGCTTATTAATCCATCATTTGATATTAATAAATATGCTCAAATAGCGAAAACAAAAGCTTCTTTTGCTGGTGGTGGTGTTGAGTATAAAAATATGAAATCTCTTAATACAGCAGTTAACCATTTACAGGAATTAAGCAAAGCATCAGAGGCACTTAATAATAAAAGTAATACTTGGTGGAATTCTTTTGCTAATAAAGCTGCTTCTGTAACTGGAAGCCCAATCGTTACTAATTTTAACACTGCAGCTAATGCTGTAGCTGGAGAAATGGCAACTATCTTTAAGAATACATCAGGAACTGATCAAGAAATAAAAGCTTGGAAAGACCAAATATCATCTTCATCTTCACCTGAACAATTAAAAGGTTCTATTAACACTATGTTGGAATTAATGGCTGGTCGTCTTAAGGCGTCCAGAGATACTTATACATCTGTTACTGGTATTGAACCAGACTTCAATATTATTACTGGTTCTGCCCGTGATATTCTTAAAAATTTAGGAATGGATATTGATAGTATCGACCCATTAGTAGATGTTTCAAATATTACTGAGGCACAACCATCTTCTGCTGATGATGCCTATGTTAAATCATTAAACTTAAAATAATATGACACTTACACATCAACAAGTAGCTGATATAATACAAAGAGCACCAGCGGGAACAACTGCTAGCGGTATAGTTTCTAGTTTAAGAAAAAATGGTTATGATTTAGAAGGATATGATGAAGCAACAAAAACAATCCCAGTTATACAAAAACCAAAAGAACTTAACCCACTTGGTAATTCTGCTCTTGGCCAAATTGTTTCAGGAATTGCTAAGGGTGGGTTTGATGTTTTAAAGGGAGGTATGGACACTGCCCAAACACTTTTAACTCAAGGTGCTAAACAAAAATTAGGTCAGATGATTCCTGGAGGACAAAATTTATTCGATATTGCCTCTAAAAAAATAGATCAAGGATTACAACAAGTAGGATATAACCCACAACAATCAGTCGCTAGTAATATCCAGTCATCTGCTGAAAAAGCAAAAAATATTACTCAAGGAAGTTTGCTTAAAGCCAATACACCACTTGAACAAACAGCTAAAGTCGGGACAGAAATTGCTTCTGCCTTTGCTCCATTAGGTGAATCTAGTATTGCTAGTAAAGGAAAGCAATTAGTAAAACCATTAGTTAATAAATTAACAGAATCTAATCCAGGAAAGTTATTGCAATTAACTAGCGAAGAATTAGCAAAAGTTAATGGTAAAAAATTAGATTGGTTATCTAAAGATGCTTTAAGTGCAGGAAAAACAACTGGTGGTCTTTTAAAGTCTAAGTCTTATGAAATGCCACAAAAGATTAAAGATTTAGCAGTTGAATTTAAAGATATCTTAAAAGGAAAACCAGAAGAAATTAGAGCTAACGCCGAAACAACTGGAAAGAATTTAAGACAAAATGTTTTAGATTTATTTAAGGGAAACGAAAAAGCGATTAACCAAAAAACTTTTATTAGTAAATTACAAAAAGCAGTAGCAGATGACACAAGTATAGTTTATGACACAGCGAAACAGCAAAAAGAAACAGTTATTAAAGCTGTTAAATCTTTTTCCAAATATATAACCAGGGGGACTAACAAAGGGTTGGAAGAGGCTAATACTAAATGGTATGCTGAATCAAAAAATGCTTCTGGTAAGCTTTCTGATGCTAATAAAGTAATCCAGAAAGTTATTAAAAATGTTATTAAAGATACTCTTCCTGACGCACAAAAAACAGCTTATGATGAATTAAAAACAAAGATGGCTAAATTATATGATATCCAAGAAATAATGAAAGCTAAGGTTAAGGCGAGTGTTGGAAGTTCTGCTCTTAAAAATGTTGTTAATAAATTAAAAGTTCCTGCTGGCACTATCGCCACTTTTGAAGGAGCTAAAAGATTATTAACTGGTAAATGGTAATTATATGGATGGATTAATTGTTCTATTTATTGGACTTTATTTAATATTTTCTTAATATGCGTAAATACATTTTAGTAACCGAAACATTTGATGGCCTTGGATTTTGTTTTGATAAACGTCTAGAAGATAGTGAGGTTGTTATTGCTTATCAATACTTACCCAAAGATAATAAAGACCTCGGAGAAGAGGAAGAGGGATACTTAAACAACGGTGGAGGTATGGTTAAAAAATACCCTCTCGCTAAATTAATGGCTAAACGTGAAAAACTTAAAGACTGGTATTGGATTTGGGATTTGAATTGTAATTGTGAAGAATCAGAAATTTTAAGAGAAGAAGGATTTAAAGTATTCGGTGGTTCTCAATTTACATATGACCTAGAAAACGATAGAGGGTTTGGTATAAAATTTGCTGAATCTTGTGGTTTAAAATCTCCTGAATATAAAGAATTTTCAAGTATTGAAGAGGGTATATCTTTCTTAGAACAAAACGAAGATAATGCTTATGTTTATAAACCTAATCACGAAGATAATGCCTACACAACCGTTCCGATATCAGAAGAACCAGATAAAGCTAATATTGAAATAAGAAGATTGATAAAGTCTTTAGGATTTACTGATTATATATTACAAGAAAGAGTTAATGGTGTTGAGGTTAATGTTGAATCATTTTATGTTAAAGGTAAATGTGTTTTTACTTGGGCTAATCTTGAGAATAAGAAAGTCGCTAATGGAGAAATGGGAGTTGCTTCTGGTTGTTCCTTCGATTTAGGTTGGCAAATAGATGATAATTGCGAACTAGCAGAAATGACGGTTAGAAAATTTGACGATAAGTTGGCAGAAATGGAATATACAGGCTTTGGAGATGCTAATGTTATTATTTCTGATTACAACGAAGTAAACTTTTTAGAATTTTGTTTCCGTAGTGGCTATAATTCTCATCCAAACTTATTTATAAATCTTGCGTCTAAATCTTTCCTAGAAACTTGTGCTGATATGATAGACGGAAAGTTTGAAACTGAATTTAAAAAGGGTTTCGGTGCTTCACTCACCATCTTTACCGACAAACACAAAGAAGGATTACCTGTTTATATTCCTGAATCATTAAGAGATAAAACATATCTTTTCTTTGTTATGAAAGATGAAGAAGGAGATGAAGATGATATTTGTATCTCGGGATATTCTAAGGAGATTTGTATATCAACGGCTCACAATTATGATATAAAAAGTTCCTTAGAATCAGTTATTTGTAATGCTGAAAAGATTAAATTTTCTAATCGATATTTTAGAACTGATTTAGCAGACGATAAAGTTACCAATAGCCCTATATCTAGATATGCTGGATTAGTTAGTATGGGTCTTCTATGAAGATAATATACATAGACCATAAAAGTCAAAGATACGACACAGCAGGTGATTATTTAAAAATAAATAATGAGTGGGTGTTTCATATCTCTAAACTATCAAAACATCGCTACAATCTTTGTGTGACTCTACACGAGATTATAGAATGTTATCTCTGCTACTGGTTTGATATTAAAGAACCAGATATTATGTCCTTTGATTTAGATTACGAATATAGAAGAAAAAAGGGACTTAATTGTAAATATGGTTGTAAAATAACAGAGTTATCAGAACCAGGATTTGATAAACACGCTCCTTATTACTTTTTTCACTTAATAGCTACTGTTTTTGAGTGGTTATTCTCTAAATTACTATTTGTCAGTTGGAAGAAATATAGTGATGATGTAAATAATTTATAATATATGGAAAATATAGACCAAAAACTTCAAGAATTACTAGGTAAGCCACAAAAAGACATTTATCAGGTTTTGGGACAAGAGAAACCAACACTAGAATCAATCCTAAGACCAAAAACACCGTCAAATTCGTCTTTAAATTCCAAAAAGGTATAAACTACCACTTAGACATTTTTATAACATAAAAGAGGCATTTTAATCCTCCTTTTTGTTTACTTTAATCCCCTCTTTTTAATTATCTTCCCAATCTTTCTTAACACTTTATTCCTTTCTTTATCTGGTAGATCCATTATAAATCTTGGTATAATCATATTATTAAAATTGTTTTCCTTCAAATAATACTTTGTTATTTATAATTGGGACTGGGATAAGTGTAAATAAGCCATCTCTATAAAAATATCCTACGCAAAACCCGTGATGCCAGTCAGCTGGCTCTCCTTCCATATATTCCATATCCTTTTTACACATACACCCACACTCTATCCAGACGTGTGGTTTATTAACATTATCTTTACGATACATTCCTAGTCTGTGAGTATGTCCTGATACTCCGCTTTGCCCTTCTTTCTCGTACTCAGCCTTAGCAGTATAGGCGGAATGCTTACGGACAACAGAACCGTGTTTAATAATAATTCCTCTATGTTCTAATCTTCCCTGGCTAGCGTAGCTAATTCCTAAATGTTTTAGTTGTAAAAGACTTTCTACTGTCAAATCTCTTAGACCTGAAAGTTCAGGTGCTCTAGTCCATAGATATTTTTGTAATCTATAGCAATGGTTTCCACGGACGAGGCATATCTTCGCTTGAGGATTAACGTTTTTAATTTGTTTTAAAATGTTGATTGCCTCATCAATCTCATCTTGAGCTTTTAATGCTGTTTCTGGATTCTTAACAAATCTAGCGAAAGCATAAGCATCAAGTAAATCTCCGTTTATAAATATCTCATTTGGTTTCCACCACTTACAGAAAGAAAGCATAGCCGACAAACAATTTTCATCTTGAAACGGTGCGTGAAAATCGCTCGCAATCAAAACTTTCGTTGTTTTCATATATTATTTTTTAATAAATGCTTTTAATATAGCTAAATAATTTATCATATCACATATAGTGTCTTCCAATCTCTCGTCTTCTACCTTAGCTTCTCTATCTAATAGATTAGAGATACGACTTAACTTATCACTGATACGCACTAGAATGGCTCGTGCTGGGTCTACACCAACTTGTTCTGACATACGGAAGTTCTTAAAAGGATCCGCATCTCCCGCATAATCAGCGTTCTTTTTCTCGCTAATTCTAATACATACACCAAACGTGTTTTCTAAGTCTTTAAAAAATTCTTCTTTGTTCATACTATTTAATTAAATGTTTATTAGATTCTAATAATGTTTTTAAATCGTATAATCTACCGTCTTGGAAGGTAATAACTTCGTGTCCTTCCAACTCTTTTACTTCCACCTCCTCCTCTTTAAATGTTAATGGGTTTAATATAAGCATAGTTATTTTATTTGTATTGTAATAGTTTTATTATTCTCTCCATCGTCAATCCATTTAAAACTACCACTTATCTCAATAAAGAATTCTTCTGATGTTTTATTAATTTCTTTCATCTTAATTAAAATATCAAGCCAAGAACAAAAATCGGTTTTGAAACATTCAATATTTTCTTCAGTAATAATATCTTCTATTTCTTTTATGGTTTTTAGATTATAAGTTTTTGACATATTTATTTTATTTTATCTAACTTTTTAAGAAGAAAATCGATATAAAGGTCGCATTCTAAAAGTGTTTGATAAGCCTTATCTCGTTTCTTATAAATCTTAAGTATTTTTTTGTTCATAGGTAATCATTAGTAAATTATATATGTCTTTGACTGTTTCTGTTTTTACCTTCTTACCTTTAATCGTGTATTTAATTTTTTTATCAGTTCCCCAGTTCTTATCATAAATCCACCAGGAAATAAGGTTAAATTTATCTCCCATTAATTTTTCCAATAACTCAACCATTAATCCTTCTTCACGACCGTTGATACAAGGTGTGCGTTCATCTGTAAATACATCTAGAGCATCGCTAAACTTATCGGCGTTCTCTCTAAATTGTTTTATTTTTTTGATGTAATTCTCAAACTCTCTTAATGTTGTTTCCATATTTTTATAAGGTTATATCCTTAAATTTTACTTAGTTTTTTAAGGTTATATGTTTAAATTTTCCAGTTAGCAACTTCGCCTTCTTTCAACTCTTTCCCAGTAAATCTATTCTCCCGGTAACCACAATCTTGGCAGTCCCACTCTGACACGCCGTCAAAATAATACGGGCTATCCCAAGAATACTCAATTCCTACTATGTTTTTTGAACCACAATTTTTACATTTATCCATATATTTGCTTTACAATAATAAGTATTTACTTGACAATCAACTATTAGTCTAATTATACCTATTTAATAAAACCAAATATAGCTCCAATAATAATCCAATCAAGATATAAAGTAATAAAAGTAAGCATTAAAGATGGAAACCAACATAACCTCCAAAAATTATAAGGGGAATGTATGTCTTGTAAACTTCTTATTAACCAAAGTATTGTGAACATATTATTAATTTTTACAAATTATTCTATAAGGATATATTTTACCCATCCTTTCGTGGCTATCACCACCATCAACACTTTCCATATATGTTGCTAAATAATAAGTTCCAAAAATACCCCTACAAATAATTTTTATATGTGCGTGATAATAACCCCAAAAACCTTTTACTAACACTCTATCTCCTACTTCGTATTTCATATTTATTTAAATAATTTATAGAATAAATATTGTATCTTCATTTTTAATATCTCTATTTTAACAGCAGGTTTAAACCACCAATATGCCATTACTTTTCTTTTCATATTATCGATGTGAGTTAATTATATTTATAACTTCTTGGCGGTAATAATTAAATGCTTTTATTGAACTACTATTATAATTTTCATCTTGTTGTAATCCATATTCATCTCTTTTTGGCAACTCCTTCTTAATCTCATCTAACATTGATGTAAGAGAGTCTTTTAGGAATTGTTTTGCTGTTTCACTATCAATATATGAATTCTCTTCATCCACGAACGACATATGTTCGTTTTCGACTAATTTATCAAATTTATCAATTATTGTTTGTATGTTATTTGGCATAGTAGTCTTTAATTAGTTTATGAATATTTTTATAACCTCCATCTACTGGATTATAATCAGTAAGCTCTGGCAGAATCTTAATCAACTCCGCTTCATCTTGTTTGCGAAGGTCGGTTATGAATTGTTCAATTTTAATAGTGTCTAACTCTGTTAATGGTAATCTATTAGATATTGTTTCATAAAATTCTTCTTTCCAATTAGACATATCTCTTTACCTTAATTAGTTAGATTTAGACAAAATATTAAATATTCTTGTTAGTGATTAATGAATTTGCTCATAAACTCTTCTTCGTTAAAATAATATCCCATATTTATTTTCTTAAATTTATTAGTGATTGTTTCTAAAATGGTATTTGCTCAACCATCGGTTTTACTTCTTCTTTAGGAAAAACTTGTTTTAATAAATAATCTATTACGCCATATTCCGGAGCAAGCTCTTCACCATATTCACCCATCCTAAACCCGTTTTGATAACGAATAATTTTTTCCTCCACCTCCCTAATCGTTTCTTCTCTAACTTTTTTATTATAAGCGATTATTAATTCCTTAGTCTTTGATTTAGTTCTAAACTCTACTGAGCATAAATCTCTTATTAGTTCGTCTTTGGTCATACATTTTATTATTTTAATAGTTAAAGTGAACAGCATTCTTTTTGTAGGGTCATATTATTTATTACAAAGTTTTTTAACTTCATCGTTTATTTCTCTGTTTGTTTTTCTTCCGATATGTATTCTTTCAAAAATATCATTAAACGACATTAAGTTCTCTTCTTTATTTCCTAAATTAGTTCTTAAATCTCCAATCTTTTGGATAGCAAAACCATTTTGAGTTCCTTGTATCATCGGAAAATGTAACCACATATCATATTTATCGCTATTTTGTTTTTCTATTGTTTCTCTACAAGTAGTCAAACTTTCTTTAGCTGAATTATAAACATCACACATAAATATTAAAGATAGTTCAAGTTCTCTAATATATTGTTTGTCTGTTAGTTTCATATATCATTTAATTAGTTTATAGATTAACTTGCCGACTGGTTATGGTTGGGAGGGGGGGGGCGTTAGTCTTTATATATTTTATTTAACCATTCTTCAACTTTTTCTTTATCTATTTGGGACCAATAAGGAGAACACTCAGTAGAACCACTGTGCCATACAAAAACCTTTAGTTTATCTTTACAATATTTTCCAAAATAACCAAAAGCTATATCGTGACCAAAAGTTGGTTTGTGTTGATTACAAAAATAATGTATTTCATCTCCAATTTTACCTTCTTTATAAGGACCATCAATTATTCTTAATTCTTCGCCATCAGTAAAAACATTATTACAAATACAACAAGATTTAAATCCTAATATTTTTAACAATTCATTTTTATTCTTCATATAAATATTATTAATTATTAAATCTCTTATAACACTTTAATTATTTGCTTTCGGTGGCACCCTGACATTAAGCTTCATCTATTAAGCCCTCCTACACTTGTTGCCTATTCGTATTTAATCTTGCCAGATTTATTACGACTTTGTTGCTTTTAAGCTTTACCAAGTAGTAGATAACTGTCAGGGATAGATGCCCCAGAAAACAAACAATTTACCAATAGTGATTATTTGCTAGCGACATTTTTGACCCATCTCATAAAGTTATCAAATGTAAAGTCATAGTCATCATAATTAGGTTTATTTTTTACCACATAAAAGGTGTAGTCGTGATAAAGTTCTTCTAATCCTTCAGCTAATAATTTATAGTTAATATGTGATTTCATATATATTTCTTACTTAATAAACAAAACTAGAGATAGGTGAGAGCTGGGATTTGCACCCAACAGTAACCAGGTGTCTTCCTTCCATTGACCGTAAATACTTTTGTAGAATTGCACTACTTTCCCTAGTTATGGAAGTTGCTGTCGGCTTCGCGTCTACCTATTCCGCCACCTCATCTACCCCTAATACTGTTTATTAAGATTGTTAAGTTAATTTATATGTCTTACTGCTATACATTCTTCTCCATCTTCTGAATAATCAAAGTCATCTCCGTTATTATAAACCCCATTAATAGTTCCGTCTTTTCTATCAACTATTAACCACATAATATCAGCACTAGCGTATGATGTAGGAGTAAATTCTTCTAATTTCCATATTCTTTTTGCCATATATTTATAATTACATATCTAACCACCACCTTATTAAAATTATTAATTATTTATTCTCCCCAATATTAGATGATGGGGTTAATTACACATTACCATAACTGTATAATTTGTCAATATGTTTATACACAACCTAATATTCCGTAATAATTCTACTCATCTCCTTTATGTAAAAGTCTTCCTTATCTAAATCACTACCTGTATCTTGCCATTTCTGTTCTATCTTCCAACGGAGTGCTTGGGATTGAGTTTTAATTTTTGGTTTACTTTTAATGATTTCTTTTTCTGAGATGATGTTTACTTCACTTAATTCACTAATCTTTAATTTAGCAACACGATTATAAGTTCCATTTCCTAAAGGGTCTTCTTCTATTTTAACTACTTGGGCATTGGATATTGTCAAATCGTATTCCTTATCATTTTTCAAACCTGATAGGACATTACATTTTCCTGACAATTTTATTTGGTTTTCATTAATAGTTAATTCCATATTATTGTCTAACCCAAGATTTAACTTTCTTGAGTTCGCTTACTTTGTCTTTATAAACTCTTATTAAATTAATATAATCTTCATCTGAGTATTTACAGGAATCGTTTAATTTATCTCTAATTTCTCCTATAGCTCCTTGATATTCTAGTTTATCAGCGATGTCTTGTAAGCCTCTATTAATAAGACCTCTTCTGTATCCTAATAAATTACCGTGTAAATATCTATTATCATAGGGAGATTGAGCATAAACATTTTCTTCATTAAAGTAAAAGAATAATCCTGCGTTCTTAGCTATATAATGCCCCGCATCACAATCAGCCCAGAACATTACTTTCCCGCTTGAAATACATCTTACATACCCTCTGTCATCGGCATCTCTTAAACGTATATACTGGGAAAATATTTTCCATAATTTCTCCTTGTAATTTACTTTCTTTTTCTTTTTTCCTTTAGGTATTCTTCCTGCTGATTTTAAGTATGGGGTTATCATATTATTATTTTAATTGTCTTTCTTCTAAATAAGCTAACACAGTTTGTGGTTCTTCGCTCCACCAATCACTATCTAAATAACCCATTTTTTCTAACCATTGACTATAATTATTTAATAATTGTTCTACTTCAACGCCATTTTTTTTTATAAATTCTTTTAGAAATACATCTACCATATTACATTGATATATATTTATTAACGCTTGCTATATAGGGAAGTGTTTGTGGTTGTGTTGGATTTCCGTTATGCGAACGGATAGCATATTCTGGGTTAGTTTTATATCCTAATTTAATCATTCTTCCTAAAGTCCACTTAGCGGCGAAGTAGGTATCATTAGCTTGGTCATCAGTAATTTCGGGATGATACTTTTGATTTATTTGAAACACCCCTTTTGACTTACAGGAATCACCACAAGTCTTACTAAAATCTCTATGCTCGGCATATGCCATTCCCATCAGCGAATTTCGGCAGGAGTCATTGTCTAGCCCGTGATACTTACAGGCTTCATCACTTGCTAGCCAGACCTGGACTTCATTCTCAAAGTAAGCTGTCTTAGTCTTTATTACTCTATCTCCGTTGCTTAGATACCCTTCAGGATAGCTATCATGAGCTACTACAAGGCTCGTGGTGGCGTTTGTTTGTGTAAGTTGACTACTTATACCTTGTTCTCCAATTAAGGCAGTTTTAAGGCTCGTTTGAGATGTGATTATTGCCTGGGAAATGCCACAGATTATTACTAATCCGAAAACTCCCAGTAATGCGTTTTTATTCGATTGTCTTTTTGACTTTCTCATAAATTTATAATTATCTAATTCCTGCCAACAATTTCATCTCTAGCGGTTATTGTTAGCAGTCTATCAGGTAATTAGCCAAATAGTTATTTAATGCCTATAGGATTCCAAGATAGGCGTTAAGGTTAGAAGGGTATGTTTTTAATTTTCAAGTCTTCATCTTCCGCACCGAAATCGTCAATAGTCTTTTCTTGTTCTAGGCTCAATGCTTTCTGCTCGGCAAACTGTTCGATTGTGTCTGGTTCACTAAAGAAAACAATATTACGGTTTACTCCATTAAATGTTTTTGTTTCTCCGTCTTTAGTTTTGAAGTCGTAGGTATTAGGAGTTTCTTTATAAGCTATCCCAACTTCGCTCCCAATTGAAATGTGTTGAGCGTGAAATTGTTGGCTCGCTTTACTTTCTGTTTTGTCTGACTTTGTAAATAATACTCCATACTTAATTTCTTTGTCGCCGACTTTCTCAAAGATATTAACTCCGATTAATTCTCCGTCTGCTTTTCTGTTGATAGCAGATGTTCCGCTAACGCTTATTACTTTTTTAATTAGATTGTCCATAAATTTTATATTACCACTCATTAATAAATTTTAATTCATCACTATTGAAACTAAAGCTTTTTGCTTTTGCCTGCCAGCAAGTAACTTCATCTGTCCCCAGAAAATATTCACGACCTGTTGTCGGGCAAAAACAATTTAAGTATTTAATCGTTCCAATTTCAGGAAGTTTAAAGGAAATTATTTTCATCCCATATCCATAACCGTCGTCTTTAACTTCGTCTAAAACTTTATAACCTTTTAATTTCTTCATCTTAGTTTTGTCCATCATCTCATAAGCAATACGGCGATGTTCGGTGTTATCTATGGCTAAGACTTCTTTGGCTGACATTTTATCATTTACAATTTTATCCCACCATTTCTTTTCAAATTTAATCCCTTGTAAATAATATTCTTCTGTTCCATCTTTCCACGCTAATGCTGGGCTATCAGTAGAATGTAATTGTTTACGTTCGTTTTGCTTTACAAGTGTTGGTCTAATCATTACAAATGCTACTTTTTCAAAGAATAAAACATAGTAAGCACCAGAACGAAGATAACCTAAATAGTTTTTTAATTTACTATCTTTATCTTTATAAATTCCAATTCTTTGCCAGTAGTTCATCCAAGAAGCATCATCAGCGTCACCAGATAAACAAGCGTAAGATACAGAATCCCAGACAGAAGCCCTGACAGAATCCCTGACAGAATCCCCGACAGAATCCCCGACAGAATCCCTGACAGAATCCCTGACAGAATCCCCGACAGAAGCCCTGACAGAATCCCTGACAGAAGCCCAGACAGAAGCCCTGACAGAATCCCCGACAGAAGCCCTGACGGAATCCCTGACAGAAGCCCAGACAGAAGCCCTGACAGAATCCCCGACAGAAGCCCTGACAGAATCCCCGACAGAATCCCCGACAGAATCCCTGACAGAAGCCCAGACAGAAGCCGAAAACTTTTTAGCTAAATCTTTTGGGCTTTCCACAATAACTACTTTTGGTTCTTCAAAATTAGAAGCATAATACAACCACTTAACACCAGCTTCTATTTCTTCTTTATCAAATTTCTGTTCGTGAAGTGCCAAATTAATCCATTCATCACGCACAACCGATTGTAGTTCTATTTGTTTTTTTGTTAATTTATTTAGCATATATTTAAAATTAATCTACGACTGGTTTAAATCCGTCTGGTGTGAATTCAACCTGCTTAATTAATTGATAAACACCATCTTTTATTTTAGCTCCTTTTGGACTGTGTTCTGGGTGAAAAAGTTTAGTATCTTTAGCTACTAAATAACCAAATGTTTGTCCGTCTGTTTTAAGATAAATTTTACCTTTATCAAACGTATGTGAATTAGCGTGAGAGCCTGCCATTAAGACGTTTGATTTTTCTTCCTTTAATCCTTTAGGAAGTTTATCTATTTTTACTAGCAGGATTTCTCCGTGCCTATATGCTTGTTTCATATTATTTATTTTAATTTATTAATAACATTTTGAGCCGCTAACCCTGCTTTATAAGTTTTTATAATAGCAGTAGCGATATATTCTACATCTTTTTCTTCTGGTAATCTATGTTCATTATCAGAGAAAAGTTTAACGATTACTTCTGCTAAGATTAAAAGTTGTTGGTCTAACATATTAATTAAATTTAGTTTTTATAAATGCTTGTTTTTTATCTAAGTATTCTCTGATACCTAATATATCTTTTATTATCTTTAGACTCTCGTTCTTTGGCTTATAGTAGAAAGCGCCCTTATTTGGATTAATTATATTTTCAACTAAAGCTTTAAGATACCATAGTTGTTTATCGGTTTTACCCTCTAAGTCTTTGTCGGTAATAAATCTTTGTAATATTTCGGTGAGTTTTTTTTGTAATGATTCCATATTAGAAAGTTCTTAAATCTTCTATTTTAGTAGTGGCTCTTAATACATTAGCTACTTCACTACATTGACATAAATCTGCGTCAAATATAGTTGTGCTTAAAAGTTCTGTTTTGATACTTTTTTCTAATTCTTCTTTGTTTAGTTGAGCTATTTGTAATTCTCCCATATATTTAGATATTTAAGTATTGTGAATAAAACGCATAAATAATTGGTGACATAAGAACTGCTACGATTACACACTCTTTTAGAAACTTGATTACTTTTTTCATATTGGATTTATAAGTTTTATATCTTATTAATTGAGGCGAGGGAGGAGAAATAATTGTCTTATCTTAGTTTCCTTTGATGTAGATTACTTCTACCTCCTCTCGGTTTCTTAATAACATATTATACCCAGCAGTCAATTCTGTCAAGACCTTATAAACATTGGTCTATATTGTTTATACACAGGGCAAATATTATAAAAGTTTTAATTTTTATAATTTCTTTCAATAAACCATTGTATAAAATCTGAGATATACACAATACCTTTACTGGTTTTTTCTAAATAATCAGAAAAAGAACCATCATAAATACTATTATATTTATTATTAAGATATTCTCTATGCTCTGCTACCTCATCTCTTAATAATAGTTTAGTTATATTTGGCATATTAAAATAATTTAGCTGTATAATTAATTTCTCTTTCCGCCATTGCCCTTTCCCTTATTTCTCTCATCTCCTTAACAAACTTACTTTCTTCTCCTTTATAACGATACCAAACAGAGTCGTTTCTTATTTCTCTTTCTATTAAACCGGAGTTAAATAATTCTCTACATCTTCTCCCACCATTGGCAGCCTTGTATCCTAAACTGAAAGACAGTTGTTCTATATCTCCACTGTGTGTCCACTCTTGGCTGTTTTTAAGTTCCTTTAAGATTTCTTCTTTTAATGACATATTATTTAGTCTTATAGTTTTTAATTATAAATGATAAGATACCAGCCAATGATTTTTTCCCAAAATTATTTTTCTTTAAGCTTCTAATATATAACAGGTCGTCTTCACAAATTGCTATCGTCTTGTTATAAAAATATCTCTTCTCTTCGTCTAGCATAGTATCTTAATTAACTTAATAAGTATGTTCCCTTTTCACTATGGCTCTCCAGTCCCAAATTATCTTGTCGTTAAACTGTGTTTGTCCTAGTGACTTGTGTAAGATTAATTACTTGGAGCTGGTGGAGTTAGCAAAAGGGTAAAAGCATTTGTTCCTAATAGGGAGTTGAACCCTTAATAAAAATTGGAATTTTTTATCGTTACCGAAATTAGGTTTTGTTAGAAATAAAACTT